GTGCCGACGCGGCGCAGTGCAAGTTCGATTTTGAGCAGCGCATGGAAACCCCGTGCGGCTGCTTTGACGGCTAACGCAGAAATAACCGGCGGCTGAAAGCCGTCCGGTTGATTGACGGGTTAGCCGTGACGCCCGATGAAGCCACGGTTTTTGAGGAGAGAAACATGAACGCAAGCAGAGAAATGCCGAAGTACGAATGCCACAAAACGGTGTGGGCCTTGAAGATTGCCGGGATCGTTGGCGACCAGCACGGCGGGGTGTACTTCCAGCCCGCCGAAGAGGGCTACGACAAAGTGCCGATGTCGCCGGAATATGTGGCGAAGCACAAGCCGGAAGTCGGCGGCTACTACGTGGTCTACGAGGACGGCTACAAGTCGTTTTCACCGGCCGGTGCTTTCGAGAGCGGATACACGCTCCTGTGACGGCGGACGGAGCTTTAACCCCCGTGTTCGCGAATCCAGCCCTTGACCGCTTAACCCGAATCGCGGACACTCAATACCGGCACAACGCCGACAACACCAACCCACCTCAATCGAAAGGAAGTACCATGACCGAAGCAGTCACCCCCGCAGTCGAGAAGAAGGCCGCCTTCTGCACGAAGACCAACGACGGCGATACCGTCACCTGGACCTTCTCCGACGGCACCTTCCGCTCGCGCAAAGTCAGCGAATACCCGCAGGAACTGATCGTCGCACTCGCAGCGCACGGCCTCTCGGCCAAGGGCGGCGACTCTTACGCCTCTGCCGGTGGCGACCTCTCCTTCGGCATCACCGCGCTCGACCGCGTCCTGACCAACCTCGATGCTGGCCTCTTTTCCGGTCCGCGCGGCTCGGGCGGCTCGGCTGAGAAGACCGATACCGATCTGGTCCAGGCCATCGCGAACCTCCAGTCCCTCCCGACTGAGCAAGTCCGCGCCCTGCTCGAAGCGGCGAGCGAGGACGACAAGAAGAGCCTGCGCAAGAACGTGCACGTCAAAGCCGAGATCGCCTCGATCAAGGCCAAGCGCGCGGCCGAAGCTGCCGCCGGTGCAGGCCCCCTGCAGCTCTTCCCGGCGGCGTAAGCCTCTCGGAAGGGAAAGGTGCCCGGCGTGAGTCGGGCATTTTTTCGCCTTGCGGATTTAATGGGGAGATTAATGAGACCATAAACCGCCCCAACAAGTTCCACTTGCAAGCTTCCCCCATCCATGCGACAATGATGCTTGGGGTGAATCACGCCCCAGCTGGCAGGTTCCCCAGGTCCGGGACCGAGAAGGAGTAAAACATGAGCAAGTTCTCTTTTCACTGCATCCTCATTTTCCGCGGCTCCATCCGAGCCTGTATCATGGACGACTTCGGCAACCTTCACCTGATCCACCGCGGTCGAGTGAAGCATTTCATCTCCCAGTCTCACTAACTCGCCACCTGAAGGAAATCAAATGTACTACCTTTCAGCCCAAGACGCCGCCGGTAACATCTGGAGCGGCCATTACATCATCGACCCAGGGCTCGCTCAAAAGCTTCTCGACCTCTCCCTCCTCGACGTCGACCTGACCTACCCCGAGAGTCTCGACGACGAGGAGCTCATCGCGGCCCACGAGTTCCTCGGTTCCATCTTCCATAATCGCGTCTGGGGTCAGATGCACGCCAACGCGAGCCAACTTCCGATCCCCGGCGGCAACTTCGACTTTTACTGCGTTGAGCGAGTATATCTCGCCATCGCACGTCACGCTTACTCCCGTACCTGGGAGCACAGCCCGAAGCATGCGGACTGGATCGACGGGTTCAAGTCGATGACCACAACTGGAGGATACGTCCCCATCCTCCAGGCAAACGACTCGTATTCCTATAGCGATCCAGCTTTCGAGGGCTCGCTCGACGCTCCGACCTGGTATGGCGTAGGAAGCTGCTGGAAGCCCGCCAATCCAAATGTGCTGGCGATCGAATCCATGCCGAGGGTTGATTTCATCCTCGCCCGCCTGTCCAACTGCAAATACGAGTAGGACCCGCGTACAGCCTTTTCCCTCCCCGGCTCGAGAAGGCTGTGCAGGCAATCCCGCCTAACCAGGAGTAAATCAAATGGACTCATACCAACCAATCTATGACGCAGTTCGGAGCCGCATCGCTCACGGAGATATTGGTCAAGCAATAGAATCCGCGATTCGAGATGTGAACGTTGCCCACTATCTTGAGATAGTCGCGAATAACATCCAGTGCGCCGTCGCGAACTACGAACGTCCGAGTGTACTTTTCCGCCCGAAGGTCTTCATTGACGGAGCTAGCTGGTGCGCCCTTTACGGGGACAATCTGCAAGACGGGGTTGCCGGATTTGGAAACTCCCCCGCAGATGCGATGCATGACTTCGACATTAACTGGTCGAAGAAACTTTAATTGCCTCAAGGAGTAAATCATGAACAGTCCCGTCCTCTTTCCGAAGACTTTGCTGGATATCAAAGTCACCTCAGAGACCATCATCGACCTGTACAAGAACTGCGGCCTGCCCGAGCGGATCAGCGAGAAGCTCTTCGCCGACCTCTCCCCCTCACGCGCAAGCCGAGTTGGTCGAGATCACCCGCCGGGGCCTGCTGGGCGCGCACGAGGGGACCGCGAAGCTTTGTGATCTCCAATGCGTCCTTCGTTACATCCTCCTCTACATCCTCACCGACGGGAAGCCGCGCGGAGACTCTAAATGAAAACCCTCCCTGAGCTCGAAGCGCGCCTCGCCCGCCTTGAGCAGAAGCTCGCCCAGGTCGACCAGCTCCTCGCCGGGGAGACCTGCCTCACCTGCCGCTTTTGCACCCAGGCGGTCGGTCGCCACATTTACTGCTCCAACGAGTCCCGCTACCACCTCCCCCTCACCTGCAAGAACTGGAGAAGCCTGTGAACGCCCCTCTCACTCTCGCGGATCTCATCGCCAGCATCAACGCGAAGAAAGCCACTCCTGCTGCCAAGCGCACCCCTCCGGTGAAGAAAGCCGCTCCCCCACCTCTCACCCTCGTCCAGTCCGTCAACCTCGCCCGGACGGGTTACATCTCCTGGAAACCCATCTCCTACACTATCCAGACAACCAGGCAAATCTGCGCCTGTTGCGGAGCCGAGACCGAAGCCGTCACTGGTGAGTTTTTCACCTACTCCAATGGGCAGGCACATGCCGTCTGGTCGCACCGGGAAGGTTACGACATCGAGGACCCGGACGACCTCCCGATCACCTTCGTCGAGGCCGAGCCGAAGTACGTCCGTGCCTGCGCCTCTTGTCGCTGGGCTCATGTCGATCTCGTCCAGGCGATCCAGCCCCGTCCGAAGCAGCTGTCTCTCCGTCTCTGAGAAACTCCTGATGAACTTCCTTCTCTCCCCAGTCGCGATCACCCCCTTCGCCACCATCTACCACCTGTACCACCAGGGCTCGCTCCAGTCCCGTCTTTCCTGCGACTGCCCCGAGCTCCTTCCCGCGCTGGCCGCGTTCCTCGCTTCCCCCGAGGGTCAGCAGTTCAACCCGTTCCACTTTTAACTAAGGAGTAGCTTATGAGCACCCAAAGAGCCTATTGGCGAGACTGTATAGAGACCGCAGCAGAAGAATGCGGTCTGAAATTGACGCCAGAGCAACTAGACTCGTTAGTCAGCAGTGCTGAAGCTGGGCATGAACATTATGGTCTGGCCTTCTACTCACCGCCGGCTAGAGAGCGGTTGGATGAAATCGAGGCGAGCTGGAGAGCGAGATTGAAAACTTTGCAAACTGAATTTGACTCTTATAGGCAGAACGCTGAGAGAGCCGTAAAACAGGCGTTTAATCTATCTAACGACGAGTCCATCGATATAAAAGCACATGGCGAAGTCGTACTGTACGGCGGTCGCACGTCACGAATTCAGTAATAAATTCGTTCCACTTTTAACTAAGGAGTAAATCATGACCTTTCGCCCAACTCTCGCCTGGTCCGTGGAGGAGAAGCAACTCCGCGACCTCCTCTTCCCTGTCGCTGTTTCCCCGAAATACGACGGAGTTCGCGCCCTCGTCCGGGGCGGCTACGTCCTCTCGCGGACGCTCAAGCCGATCCCGAACAAGACCGTTCAGCAAATGTTCAGCCACCCGGAGTATGGGGGCTTCGACGGGGAACTCATGCTCTTCGACCAGATGACCTGGACGCCCATCTACATCCACGAGATCTCCGGTGCAGTCCGCCGAGCCGAGTGCGATAAGCCTTTCACCTTCATGGTCTTCGATGACTGGCGGGAGCCGAGAAGGACCTGGTTCGAGCGGCATGAGGGCCTCCAGTCCCGCTTCTCTCTGAACCGGGAGGAGTCAATCCAGCTCGTCCCGCAGAAGCTCTGCTACTCAGCCGAAGAAATCCTCCAGGAGGAAGAGGCAGCGCTCGCCTGCGGTTTCGAGGGTATTGTCCTCCGCGATATCGCCGGCGGCTACAAGCACGGCCGCTCCACCCTCCGCGAGGCGAACTTCCTTCGGCTCAAGCGCACGCACGACTGCGAGGCCCAGATCATCGGCTTTCTCGAGGCGGAAAGCAACCTCAACGAGGCCGAGACTGATGAGCGTGGCTACACCAAGCGCTCGACCCACGCGGCTTGGAAAGTCCCGAGCAACACTCTTGGCGCCTTCCTCGTCGATTACGCGGGTACGGTCCAGTCCGTCCCCCCTGGCGCCTTCTCCGCGCCGGAGCGGAAGCGTATCTGGCTCAATCGCGAGGCCTACCTCGGCAAGTGGCTGAAGTTCCGCCACTTCCCCTACGGTGCGAAGGATAATCTCCGCCACGCTCGCGCCCTCGCCTTCCGGGACACTTTTGATATGGGAGCTCCTCGTGCATAAGTTCACCCCCCTTTACCTTTGCTGCACGTCCTACCTCGACTCCTTCGGCGCGGTAATTTCCGAGACCTCCTTCCACGAAATCTGCCGCGAGGCGCAGAAGGAAGCCATGAAAGAGCGGCCGGACCGCGTCGCACTGATCAAATTCGCTCGCGTCCAGATCTGGAAGCAGTACCCACATCCTTTCACCTTCGCCCCTCTCTCTCCCGACTCCACCATCCGCCAGTGGCATGAACTTCGCACCTCCCCCGTGACGATCAGCCTCGTTCGCACGAAGGACCTGGTCGACTTCCTCTTGCTTAACGTGCCCCAGCTCGAGCCCGATTCGTTCGGAACTCGGCTGAAGCAGTTCCGCTCGAACAAAGGCTGGACTTTGCGAAAAGCCGCCTCTTTCGCCGGAATCGCGAGTAGCTATCTCTGCATGCTGGAGCAGGACAAGCGCGATCCAGGGATGCAGGTGATCCTCAAGCTTTGCCGAGCCTACAACGTCACCCTCGACGACCTTCTCAAGGACCTTCCAGATGCCTAAGTTCCCCACAGCGACCCAGCTTCGCCCCGATGCTGGACGGAAGGAACTCACCCCGTCCGCCGGCCTTCCGCTAGTTCGCTTCCCCTCGACCCTTGAGTCCTGCACCCCCCTCTACTTTACCGGCGGGCACATCTGGGTCCGGAAGCACCTGATCACCGACTGCCTCACGCGCCCCGCGCTCGATCTCTGGTCCGCCTTGCTCGAGGCGACCGAGCCATGCGTCTGGTACGATGTGAGGGAAGTGGCGACTCGATTCCGCCTGACCAAGGACTACCAGTACGCGCACCGCTACCTCGCCGTGTCCCTCCGCGCAATCGAGCGCTGGGCGGCCGCGCACCCTGAGCGCTTCCTCGCTCCGCCAGTCTACCTCCGCCAGCGCAAGCTCCGCCCGCCAGGGCTCGAGTTCGCGCTCAACCCGCATTGCCTTAAAGGAGCAACCTAATGGATAAATTAACCTGCTGGAAAGCCCTCATTCTGGAGGCCCTTTCAGACGTGGACGAGACCCTGCCGACATCATCGCGAGCACTTTCAAATCAGGAGAAAACGAGCTCATGTTCTACCCCGGCTACGGCAGACCCGAAGGCATCCCCTTCACCCTCTGGACCCACAAGCGCGTCTACTTCCCCGTTCAGTACGACGGGAGCGAGTGGGTCACCTCGGTCCCCCGTGATCCCTGCGAGGAAGTAACCAGCCACGTCGGAGGCGGATGATGCAGCTCTATCTCGCCCTCCCTCCGTGCAAGCACCACCGCATCCAGGTCCTCTTCCGCGCGACCTGGCACGACAAGCGCATCAAGTCGATCAGCTTTTTCCACAAGCCAAGTGCTCTTTGGCTTCCCATCTCCAAGAAGGGGGAGTATTACCCTCTCCTCTCTTGGCTTTTCTGCAGTAAGCTTCACCTTCTCTAGGAGTATCAAAATGGCAAAGACTTTCGTCTGGGTCGCTTTTACGAACACGGATCTCACCGAAGGGAGGGGAACCGACATCCCTCACGCGGTCTGTAAGCTGGAGGCAACAGCGATTCGCAAAGCGCGGAATATCTACGTGCAGGGCAGCAACGGCCCTGTGAAGAAGTTCGAGGTCATCGACGTAGACGGAATGCAGCACGTCCCGCTGGAGTGCGTCCGCGTCCTCCCGCCGGCTTTGGACGACATCCCCGAGCAGGCCACCATCGACCAGCGCCGCGGCGTCATCCAGCGACTCAAAGCCCTTGGCGCTGCGGATGAGGACATCGACTTTCTCAAGGCTGAACTGAAGTAATCCCTCCCCTCTCGAAAGGAAAAGCATGAAACTTAACATCGGATCCGGCCATTCCCGTCTCGACGGTTTCACCAGCTTCGCGACGGCTGAGCAGATCTACGGAGACGCGCCGAGATGAAGAAGCCCCTCGGCCGACCGGCCCTTGCTATGCCGACTGTGGACTGGAAGCTCCGCATCCCGCAGGACATCGCAGTCAAGATCGACATGATCTGCCTCGACCCGCTCCGCGGCTGCGTCGCTTACGGCGAGCGGAGCAAACTCGTCACCCGGCTCCTGTTGGAGGAGTTGGAAAAGCGGAAAGCGAAACCCGTCCCGGGAGTTTAACTTGCAAGCTGGCGGTTTAATGGGGACAATTACGTTTCCATTAACCGCCCCAACAAAGGAGCCTCACATGCCTGACCTCGTAGCCGATCTCAACGAACTCCGTCGCCGCGTCCTTTCCGGCGAGTCCTTCTCCGCCGAGGAGTATGCCCAGATCATGGTGAAGTACCGCGAAGCCCGCGGAGTTGCCGTGGAAAAAGCTGCTCCAGGGATCAAGGCTCGCGCAGCCGGGCCGGCTCCCGCCGTCCCTCTCGGCGACCTCATCGCGAACATCATGGCGAAGAAGAATGGATAAGCCTCCCTTCCCCGCTTACCTCGACAACAGCGCGATCAGCGACTACAAGCGCTGCCCGACACTTTGGCAGTACGGGTCCCTCCACAAGCTGACCCGAGCTGGCAAGTCCGTCCACCTCCACGCCGGCGCCTGTTTCGCCACGGGCCTCGAAGCCACCCGGCGCGGCTTCCACGAGTTCGGCCTCTCGGAAGAGCAAGCCCTCATCCTCGGTATGCACGCAGTCGTCGTCAGCTACGGCGACTTCGAGCCGGAGGACAGGCACGCGGTGAAGTCCTGCGAGCGCATCGTCTTCGGCCTGCTCGAATACTTCATCCAGTATGGCCTCGGCGAGGACCAGCTCCACCCTTTCCAGTTTTCCCCGGACAGCTTCGGCATCGAGTTCAACTTCGCCCTCCCTCTCCCGATTGAGAATCCCTCCACCGGTGAGCCCCTCCTCTACACCGGTCGCTTCGACCAGCTCGCCACCTACAACGGCACCCTCTACGGCGAGGACGACAAGACCGCGATGCAGCTCGGCCCGTCCTGGGCGAAGCAGTGGGAACTCGACGCTCAATTCACCGGGTATTCCTGGGCAGCCCGCGAGTACGGCTACTCCCTCGCGGGCTTCTTCGTCCGCGGCCTCTCCTTCCTCACCAGCGGATACGGCCACGCCCAGACGATCGTCTATCGCGCGGACTGGCAGATTGAGCGCTGGCTCGACTCGACCCTCGAGGTCATCCAGCGCATGATCGAGGACTACTCCCGCGACAGCTACATCTCCGTCCTCGACAAGTCCGTCTGCGCGTCCTATTCCGGCTGCAAGTTCCACGCCCTCTGCGCGAGCCAGTTCCCTTCCCGCTGGCTAGCTCAGTACGAGCACAACCCCTGGAATCCGATGGAGCGAGATTCGCTCAATCACCAGGCTCTTATCGCAACACTTTTCCCGAAGGCTTCTCATGTCCACCCCTGAAACCCAAGAAGTCCCTGGCGTCAATGTTCTCCTTCTCGGCTCCTCCGGCTGCGGCAAGACCACAGCAATCCAGACCCTCCTCGACGCAGGCCTTGAAGTCTTCGTCCTCTTCACCGAGCCGGGAATGGAGGTCCTCGCCCATACGGACCCCGAGCGGCTCCACTGGAACTATGTCAAGCCGGCCTCGCCCAGCTTTTCCGATATCGCGGACTCGGCCAAGAAGATCAACACCCTCACCTACGAGCTTCTGAGCAAGCTCCCCGGTGTGAACAAGACGAAGTACGGTAACTTCATCGAGATGGTGAATTGCATGGCCGATTTTCACTGTCAGCGCACCGGGAAGAACTACGGTTGCGTGGAAGACTGGGGGTCCGACAAGGCCTTCGTCATCGACTCCCTCTCCGGTCTCTCCATCGCCGCGCTGAACCTCGTTGTCGGATCGAAGCCGGTCAAGGCGCAAGGCGAATGGGGCGTCGCTATGGACAACCTGGAGCGGCTCATCATCAAGCTCTGCATGGACACGCAGTGCGTCTTTGTCATGACCGCTCACCTCGAGCGCGAGACGGATGAGATCAGTCAGGGCACCATGCTCATGCCTTCCACTCTGGGGAAGAAGCTTTCCCCGAAGATCGGTCGGTTTTTCTCCGATGTAGTCCACGTCATTCGCCGGGTGGATAAGTTCCACTGGTCTACAATCTCGAACAACGTCGAGCTCAAGGCGCGAAACCTCCCGCTGAAAGATGACCTCCCCCCCACCTTTGTCCCGATCATCAAGAAATGGAGGGCCACGCAAACCGAGCCATTGACAAAATAAATCACCCACGGTAGAGTACATTTCTTGCCGATATTTTCGAGCAGCTAACCATCACCACAACCCCTAGGAGTTCACCATGTTCGACCCCTCTTCCTTCCTCCAGACTGAAGTCAATACCGAGTTCGATACCACCGTTGTCCCCGTTCCCGCCGGTGAGTGGCAAGGCGTGATCAAGGCGATCAAGCCTCGTGTCCTGCAAGACGGCCGCGGCATTCTCGATGTCGTCTTCGTCGTCGTCGATCAGGAAGTCATCAACGAGACTGGCCTCGCCGAGCCGGTCGTCCGCTATTCCGCTTGGCTGGACCTGGACGACAACGGCTGCCTCGCCGACGGCAAGGGCAAGAATGTCCAGCTCGGCCAGCTTCGCGAAGCCTGCAACCAGAACCGGAAGGGCCAGCCCTGGTCGCCGGCGATGCTGGTCGGGCAGAGCTGCATCATCAAGGTCGCCCACTCCATCGACAAGCGCGATGGGAAGTCGATCCAGGCCGATGTGAAGTCCGTCGCGGCGCTCTAGTCGATTCCCTTTCTCAAGACCAAGCCGGGGGCGACTCCGGCTTTTTTTGGAGTCTAGTATGTCAAATTCGGAATCAGTATCAGTATCAGCAGATGAGGTTCTCAGAGCCTCTTTGAAAGTTCTGGACCAGCGTGGTAAGCTCCGCGACTACCCCTCCGGCGAACGCTCAATGCCGGAAATTGTGGAGCTGTTCGCTCAGCTCACTGGGATTCAACTTTCCGTCTCTGAGGGCTACACCTTCATGATGGCTCTGAAGCTCACCCGACTGAAGCGCAAACCTCTGCTCGATGATGCGCTCGACCTGATCAACTACACGGCCCTCCGCACGGAGAACGTCCTCAACCTGGCAAAAGGTCTTAGCGAATGAAGCTCATCCCACTCTCCCAGATCGTCACCGCCGATGATCGCCAGCGGAAACACTTCCCCGAAGCGGACCGCAACTCCCTCCGGGACTCAATCCTCACCTTCGGTCTGCTCCACCCGCCAGTCGCACGGCAGATCGGCCTGAATACGTATCTCCTCATCGCCGGTGAGCGCCGCTTCCGCGCTATCTCGGAAATCGCAGAGCTCGAAGCCTCCTTCCAGTACGACGGGAAAGCCGTTCCTCCAGGCCAGATCCCCGTCACCCTCCTCGGCGACCTGGACGAGCTCGCCCTGCGCGAAGCCGAGCTGCACGAGAACATCATCCGGCTCGACCTGACCTGGCAGGAACGCTCCCGCGCGATCGCGGACCTGGCCAATCTCCGCAAGGCCCAGGCCGAAGCCGATCCGGAGAACCACTCTCCCGTCACACTCGCCTCCATCGCGAGCGAGATCGCGGGGAAGCAGGTCTCCGGGAGCCAGACCACCGCCGTCTCCGAAGCGCTGATCGTGGCCAAGCACCTCGACGACCCGGACATCGCGAAAGCCTCCTCCGTCCAGGAAGCCTTTAAGCTCCTCCGGAAAAAGCAGGACCAGATCCACCGGGAGAAGCTCAGCGCCCAATTCCTCGAAGCTCCCTCCTCCCACTTCCTCCGCAATGGCTCGGCCTTTTCCTTCCTCCCCGAGCTCGGTGACAGCAAGTTCAAGGTCATCTTGACCGACCCGCCTTACGGCGTCGGCGCGGACACCTTCGGCGAGCAGGGCCAAGGCCACAACTACAAGGATGACGCGGAGTATGCTGAGCTCTGCGCGAAGCTCATCGCGAAGGAGGGCTTTCGCGTCACGCAGCCTGACGCGCACTGCTACATGTTCCTCGACATTGGCAACTTCGCCAAGTTCAGCGTCCATTTCGCCCTCGCTGGCTGGGAAGTCTGGCCCACTCCACTGATCTGGTCCAAGCTCGGCGGCATCCTCCCACGGGCGGAAGTCGGTCCCCGCAAGACTTACGAGGCGATTCTCTTCGCTTTCAAGGGTAAGCTCCCAGTCTCCCGAGTCGCGGACGATGTGCTCACTCACCGCCTGATCATGAGGAACAAGCTCCATGGCGCGCAAAAGCCGGTCTCGCTCTACATCGACCTTCTCTCCCGTAGCTGCCGCCCAGGGGACGAAGTCCTCGATCCGTTCGCTGGATCTGGAACTATCTTTCCTGCCGCGAATAAGCTTCAGCTCCGCGCGACCGGGTGCGAAAAAGACACGGCTCAGTATCACGTGGGCATGTCTCGTATGCACGACACGGAAATCGAGGAAGAAGACCTGACCCCGACGGAAGAGGCTGGTCTCTCCGCGATCATGACGAAGCTCGGGGGCTGAGATGTCCCTCCAAGGAAACATCCACCCTACAGGGCCGAGGAATGCGAAGATCGCAGTCGTCATCGACGCACCCTCGGCCCAGGACATCTGGGCCTCTCGCCCTCTCTCGAACACATCCGGAGACGCGTTCAGCCAACTCCTCCAGCAAGCCGGGCTTCTCCGCACGGAGTGTTACATCACTTCCCTCATGCGTTACCGCCCGCTGAAGGATGAGATCTCCCGCTTCGCTACCCCGGTAAAGGCAGCGGCAACCCGCTTCGCCTTGACTGAGCGAGAGGCCGGCCTCTACATCCACCCGAAGATGCGGGAGTTCCGCGCCACCCTCCAGCAGGAGATGCGCCTCCTCGCCCCCACAGTCATCATCACACTCGGCCCGTACTCCACCTGGGCTTTAACCGATATCTTCGGCCCGACGGCGACCTGGCGCGGTTCTCAGCTCCAATGCACCGTCCTGCCGGAGACGACAGTCATCCCGACCTACCACCCGGCCGAGCTCTTCCGCCAGTTCGATCAGCGTGGCCTCGCTATCCGGGACCTCCTCCGCGCGCACTGCGTGGCAAGGCAGCCTCACCTCTACCGCGAGCCGAGGTACAGCTTCACCATCGCCCCCTCCCTTTCCCAGGTCCTTGGCTATCTCGAGGACTGTCTTGCGCAACTACAGGCCGGCCAGGTGAAGATCTCCTGCGACATCGAGACGATCGCGTATTACGTCTCCTGCGTGGGCCTCGCCCTCAACGTCCGCGAAGCAATCTGCATTCCCTTTATGTCGCTGGAAGGGCATTACTGGAGTGAGGAGGAGGAGCTCCTGGTCCACGTAAAGCTCCGCGAGGTCCTCACCCATCCGAACACCTGCATCATCGGTCAGAACTTCAACTACGACAACCAGCATTTCGCGACCGAGTTCGGCTACCTCGCAAACCTGTCCTTCGACACCCTGTACGCGCAGCAGGTCCTCTTCCCTGGGACGAAGAAAACCCTCGACACGCTCTCCTCACTCTACTGCCACTGGCACCGGTACTGGAAAGACGAGAACAAGGACTACGCGAAGCTCCCGGATGATATGAGCCTCTATTGGCGCTATAATTGCAAGGACACTGTAACGACCTTCGAGATCCACCTGGCCCAGCAAGAGCTCATCGCCTATTACGGGAAGGAGAAGCAGCTCCGCGACCTCCACCGAATGGGCGCTGCCGCCCTCCGTTCCATGCTCCGCGGGGTTCGCATCGACACCCTCCTCCGCTCACACGTGGCCGAGCAGCTGATGAGGGGAATTGAGCAATACACCGCCCTCATTACCCAGTTCGCCGGTTTCCCGCTCAACGTTTCCAGCACCCCGCAGATGCAGAAATTCTTCTACGAGGACCTCAACCTCCCCGTCCAGATCAGTCGCAAAACACACGGCCCAACGCTCGACGGCGACGCCCTGCGCGAGCTGGCCAAGATCGAGCCGATCCTCAAGCCCTTCATCGAGGTGATTGAGCTTCGCCGGCAGCTCGGAACTTTCCTCAAGACGTACTGTATGATGCGACTCGGCTCGGACGGGAGGATGCGCTGCACCTACAACGTCGCCGGGACCGAGACTTTTCGCTTCTCCTCCTCCACCGACGCCTACGGGACGGGAGGGAATCTTCAAAACCTTTCCACAGGAGACTCTGATGACTAATTGTAAGCACGGCATCCCCCTTCACCCGGACTATCGCTGTATCGAGTGCGAGCTCGTTCTCGCGAGGGAGAGTTTGAAAGACGCGCGGGATTGCATCTGCCGGCAGATCAAGGCGATTGCCGGAAGTCTTGAGGGGCTGAGGAAGGCCCGGGAGGAGCGGAAATGAAGCCGAGACTTTGGTTTCGCCAGGGCTGGTGGTATTGCGGTTATCTTTACCCAGGAGCTAGCCGTCTTATTGGCTTCTTTGGTGAAACGCTTCGCCTCGCGTATAATGCCTGGAAATTTAGAGAAATGGTGGGCGGTCAATGAACTTCTTCCGCACAGTCTCTCGCCCGAATGTGAAGACCTTCTTCAAACCTGACCCCGGTTACATCCTCTTCGACGTGGACCTCGCTGGCGCGGATGCGCAGGTTGTCGCCTGGGATGCAGGGGACGAACCACTGAAGCAGGCCTTCCGCGACTACGCTGCAGGCACGGGGCCGAAAGTCCACTGCATCAACAGCAAGGCCATCTTCGGCGATCTCGCAGGTCCGGACGGGAAGAGAGATCCTTACTATTCCCAGGCGAAAGCGGGGGTTCACCTGACTAATTACGGGGGCCTTGCAAAGACCTGCGCAGCCTCCCTCAACGTCAGCCTCCCTCGCGCCGAGGCCTTTCAGCGCCAGTGGTTCAAGCTCCACCCTGCAATTAAGGAGTGGCACCACCGGATCATGCGGGAGCTCGAGACCACCAGGACCATCTCGAACAAGTTCGGCTTTACCCGAACCTTCTTCGACCGGATCAACGAGCGCCTACTCCCTCAAGCCCTCGCCTGGATTCCCCAGAGCACAGTCGCTCTCATCATCAACTACGCCTACTGCACAATCTCCGAGGAACTCCCGGAAATCGAGATCCTGATGCAGGTCCACGACTCGCTCACCGGACAGGTCCCCCTCGCCATCTGGCCGAAGTACAAGCCACTCCTCCGCGAAGCCCTCTCCGTCACTGTCCCTTACGACGACCCGCTCATCATCCCGACCTCACTAAAGACCTCGACGAGTAGCTGGGGCGAGTGCCGGCCGGAATCATGGGGAGATTAATGTGAGTATTCTTCCCCCCATTAAACAGACCCTCTACCATCGCTGGCGATCCCTCCGAGGTTCGTCCCTCCTCTGCCCGGAGTGGGAGGAAAGCTTCGCTGCCTTCCTCACCTACAACCAGCCTCTTTTCCAGCCTAAGCTCGTCCCGTTCAAACTCCGGACCGAGCTCCCCCTCGGCCCTGGGAATATTGTCTGGCAGCGCCGTCAGCCCCTTCGCCGGTATCCGGTCGAGTCGATCTGTCTCGCCTACCGCAACGGGCACTCGCAACGTCAGCTTTCCAGTATCTTCCACCTCAGCCAGACAACCATTCTGCGCATTTTGAAAGAGTATAATCATGCAAAGGAGGCTTGACGATTGGCTGAAGACTTTCATGACCTACGCGTCCTTTGGCGAGGCTCCGCTCAAGTTCTACTTCTGGTCCGGAGTGAGCGCGATCGCCGGGGCGCTTCGTCGGAGGGTCTGGATTTCCCAACACAACTTCCAATGGACCCCGAACTGCTACATCATCCTCGTCGCTCCGCCTGGAGTTGCCGCGAAATCCACAACAGCCAATGTCGGAATGAACCTCCTCCGCGAGGTCCCCAATATCAACTTCGGCCCGAACGTCGTCACCTGGCAGAAGCTCGTAGTCGATATGGCGGAGTCGAAGGAACTGGTCTTCTGGCCGGAGAAGGAAGTCTACCTCCCGATGAGCTGTATCACCATCTGCTCCTCGGAGCTCGGCACTTTCCTCGACCCGTCGAACAGGGATATGGTCGATGTCCTTGTCGACCTCTGGGACGGTCAGATCGGGGGCTTCACCAAGGGCACCAAGGGCTGCGGCTCGGATTCGATTGAGAACCCCTGGATCAACCTCATCGCCTGTGTGACGCCGAGCTGGATCTCCACCTACATGCCCGAGTCGATGATCGGCGGAGGCTTTACCTCCCGCTGCATCTTCGTCTACGGTTCGCAAAAGCGGCAGCTTATCGCCTACCCCGCGAAGCACGTCCCGCCCGACTTCACCACTACCCGAGCCGACCTCGTGCATGACCTGGAGATGATCTCAACAATGATCGGGGAGATGAGCCTCACCCCTGAAGCTGAAGCCTTCGGCGAGCAGTGGTATGAGACTCACTGGTCGAAGAAGCATCCAGACTTACCTGAGGAACAGTTCAGCGGTTATCTCGCTCGGAAGCAAACCCACATCCACAAGCTCGCCATCATCCTCTCCGCCTCACGCAGCAACGACCTCACTGTCACTCTCGAGACACTCCAAACCGCCATCTCCATGATTGACGCACTTGAACTCGAAATGCCCCGCGTCTTCGCCAAGGTCGGCCAGTCCATCGTCAGCCAAGCCATGACCGATATGCTCGAGATTGTCGCGAGTGCACGCAAGATTGCGAAGAAAGAACTCTACCGCCAACTCTCCCGCCGCATCACCTGGTTCGAATTCAACAACGCCCTCCAGTCCGCCGTTGAAGCTGGGTATGTGAAGCAGGCTATTTTCAACTCCGAACCGTATATCGTCTCTCTCATTGAGTAAGAAAAAGGGCCTCGAGGCCCTTTTTCTTTTTCCTACCTAGCACTTCGGTTTCGGTTTTTTCCTGGCCATGACCACAGCTCTCCTTTAGTCTGTTTCTGTAAAAGCCGGAGCGAGTCCTCCACCCGATCCAGGCGTAGACGAATCTCCTCCAGCCGCTCCTGCAGGGCCTGATACTGCTCGGACTGGCGGCCCCGCCGCTCCTGCCCGTCCCAACTCACTCGCCCTCTCCCTCCGGACTCGGATCGGCGAAGCTTCCTCTGATATCCCTCGCGAGTCCCCTTGCCTGTTTCGAAGTCGTCCCGAAGACCTCCGCCTTTCGCATCGCGCCCTGCCTCGCCTTCAGCGAAGTCATTCGATCCTTCCCGGTGATGGCAAGGCTCCGGAAGGGGACACTTTCGTTATACGCTCGAATCTTCTCCAGATAGACATCCTCCATCTCCCGGTCGTGGATACGCCTCGACCTTGCCCACTGATCCATCAGATCCGACCGCCGCACCTTCCAGTACATCTCCTCCCCCTTCAAGGTGAAGTGGATGTCGCGGTTCTGGCTGAGCATCGTCGGGTTCCCGCCCAGCGCCATACCGACGAGCTCTCCTCCGGTTAAGTCGCGAAACTCTTGTCGCTCCGCATCCCAGGTTAGTCTCTCCCCGGTTGAGAGGACAACTCCGTGGGTCGGATTCGCTTGTTGCGCGAGGTACGCATCCGTCGCCTTCGACACAGACCCAATAACGCCAGGAAATTGCTTAAAGCCCTCCGCCACTTGCCCCTGGCCGAAGTGACCAAGCATCCGAATCGCGTCCGTGATCAGACCCCCCGCTGGGCCCATCGTAGCGAGAGTCCCCTGACCAACTCCGGCCATCGGATCGAGGAATTCCCGGTTCAGCAAGTCGACGCCAGGAACAACTCGACCGAGTCCGAACTTCCCGGAAGAGTCAAACCCACCTGCGTCGTGAAGAAGCCCATGCAGCATAGTCTGCGGATTCAGATCCATATCCTGCAGGAGCTTCCTCAGCTCAGTTTCCACATTCTCCGTGCCGAAGAACTTCCGCCACGCCCACTTGACCAGTTCCAGCATATCCGAAGCGCCGGGTAAGCCGAGCAGGCCCCCGAGCAGACCGTAGATCAGCCACATCCGCATAGTCGCGCCGACAAGTGCATTCCGGACGGGTTTGCCTTCCGAAGTCTGCTGAGCGCGAACAGCTCGCTCATACCCGCCCCACATCGTCCACTGGCTGATTTGCGTAAAGGAAGCGAACATAAACGCGATCGCTTTCTTTCCGCGGAAAAGCCGAGGCCGATTAGCTGCATCATAAGCGTTCTGCAACAAGTCAGTCCGCTCTGCCGCCTTTTGATACGCGTTCAGCGGCATCGCTCCCGCAGCCAACTCCGCGTTGTAGAAGCCGAAGAAGGTGCTGATTCGGTTAAGCTTCTCAATCGCGCGGAAGGGGAGCATCCCCGTCTCCAACGCTTGCCGCGCAACTTGCCCGAAGGCAGAAGTCGCTGTGGAAGAAAGCGTTCCCCCTGAGTTCGCCTGTCCTGCAAGGTAGTAGGCGTAGCTCTGATCGAGCAGCCCATCCTCCACTGCACGGTTGTACGCCCAGCGCATGTGTTTCAACCGCTCCTTCGTTTCCGCGGGAGTTGAGGCTGAGTTGATGAGGCTTTCCCACCAGGGGAGAGAGGCAATATCCGTCAGACTCTGCGCATAGTACTTGTTCCCCTTAAGCTCCCCATACTCCGCCGTGATCGCGGCCCAGTAGTTGATCTGCGTGGAGAGGTTGAAGACTGCGGTCGAGGCTGAGTAGGCCAGGTACGCCATCGTGGCCCAGTACCGCAGGGCTTGCAACTCATTCTCCGGACGCAGCATGTAATTTACCGCAGCCTCCATCAAAGCCAAATTCCGCCTTTGCCGAGTCACCACAGCCAGCTTCTCTTCCGGGCTCATCGACGCACTCGCTTCCGCCTCTGCAATCGTCGCCCTCGCGATTCCCAGGACAGAGCGCAAAGCCGGCCCGTATTGCAGCTTCCAGATGTAGTTCGAGTTGTGCCAGGTGTAAGCCGCGAAGGTCCTGGTAAAGTCCTTGTTCGCGCCGGCGATCTGCTGCATCGCTTTCGCGTAACGGTCAGCAATCTTCGCATGGCGCGGGGAGACCATCAGCTCCCGCATGAGCTGCAGTTGCTCTTGCGTATATTCCCCCGACTCTTCAAGCGTACTGAGCAGTTCCCGGGGAAGCTGAATCGGCATCCCTTCCTCTTCCTTCAGTTCCTTACTCGTCACCTTGACCGAGGGGTCCTGCCCCCACAGCTTTTGCGCTTTGGTATAAGCTTGTTGAAACTCTGCCTGGGTCTCAAAATGCTTCCGGAAGACCGGGACGAATCGGGATTTCCCTCTTCCCCTCGGCCCGAGGTCTTGCTGAATCAGGAGAACGTACCGGCCAAAGTGACCTTGCGGCACATGAGGCGCTTCTCTCAGGTCCCGATGCAGATCTTCAATCGCCAGGATTTCCCGATGGAGAAGGCTCGGGGACTGCTCAAACCTCCGCATCGCATTTGAGACCAGCGCATTAGCAAGCCCTGTAAATTGCGCCTGCATCACATTCCGCACGTCAAGGTAATGCTGCAACACCTTCGCGCCCGAGTTTGTGGTTACATCAACCCCTTGGTCCGCGAGGAAAGTCCGAAGGGAAAGGGAGTCCTGCACCCGCCACTCCCGAACCTGAGCCATTACAGCCGGATTCCTCGGCTCCCCCTTCCTCCAGAGAACTTGTCCAGCCTCGTCCAGTCCGACCAGTTCCCCCTGCATCACCCCACCTGCCTGCTCCGCGTTCAAGACTCGCGAGAGAGCCTCGACGTGACTCCGAGCTGTCCCGTAGAAAGAGACCAGACTCTTCACCGTCTCATTCGCGAAGTATTGCATCTGGTTCTTCATCCGCTCCGCGGCCCACTTCACAGCCATAAACCCTCGAAGAGCCTCATCCTCTGGCTGCGAGGCTGCGACCTGCTGCAACTGCATCAGCATATCCAGCCCCTTCGACCGCGCGTTGAGTGCGTGGAGGCGTGCACGTCCGGCGAATTGCAACACCTTCGCAAGGCCCCTACTGGTCTGCTGCAGATCGCTTTCCATATCCCAGTAGAGCGCGTCCGCCTGATCCGTCTTCGGCAGGCTGCTCTCTTGCGCAATTTGCGCTTTATCAAAGGCGACGTACAGCGTCGTCTCCAGCGGAGCCTGCGCGTGCCGGAGGATCAAGCCGTCGTGGCCAGCCTCTGCAGCCGCTTGCGCCAGGGCAGCCGTCTCCCCAGCAGAGTACGGCGCATATTGCAAATCCACTTCCTTCGGATTTCTCAGCGCGAGGAAGAAGGGCTGCTGAATCGGCTGCGCAGGGCCTTTCTCCCGCACGGTTGAGCTCTCGGTGAGCGGGAGATTCGCCGGATTCGCGAAGAAGATGAAGCCAGTCAGCCCCTCCGCCTCAACCAAGGGACTCCCGCGGCTCCGCCAGACCCGTACGGGCAAGTTGTCATTTCCGACCGCCTTCGTCCCTTCAGCGAAGCGCTTGAAGTACGGGCTGTCGAAGCCGCGGGTTTCCCACAAAGTCTGCGCATCCGCGACTCGATCCGGCTGGCGCTGTTCCTCCTCTGAGAGGCCGACGTGGTCGGTCAGCAAAGTCTCCGCGATCATAGGGGAGAGCGGACTGTCCTGATCCCAGTAGATATTCTGCGGCCCCTTCTCCGTCACGTCGATTTCGAGCCAGGTCAGGTTACGGTGAGTGACCTGCTTTGCCCCGTATTCCTCCGTGAGAAAGACTGCCATCGGGCCGGCATAGCGGTCGTAGATGACCTGGTTCTCGCCGTAACCAGCCCCGTCAGGCGCCTCATTGATCAGGCGATCCATCTCCTCTCGCCCTTCCGTGTCCTTGTAGAAGTCGATAAAAAGCTCTCCGCCACGAGGATCTTTGAACTTAGCCGGGATACGCAGAGCGCGCTGAGTTGGTTGAAGGATCATCCCAGTCGCTTCAAACACCGCGTCCCTTGGCAGTCGTGCAGCTTCCTCCGGAGTGACGAAACCTCTTCCATTCACGTACAGAGCGCCCTTCAGCTCGGTATAGAAGTTCTCCTTCTCCCAGCCCTCCAACTTCGCCGCCGTATCCGCGGTGCGGAAGCGCATCTTCTTCAGCCCGTTCTCGAAGGCGAGTCGAACTTCCTCGCGAATCAGGCGCTTCCACCAGTTCCGCTTCATGTAGGGCTGTTCGCGCTTTGTGCGCTCAATTCGAGGATCTGTCGGGAAATCGAGCAGACCCCAATGCGTCCGCTCTTCGCGCTCTTCCTTACTGAGCTGATACGCATCGGACTGGAGCTCGATCACATAGCGAATCCCATCCCGCGAGTCGAGAATTCGGCTGTGCATGGTGTAGTTGTTAACATCGGTATAGTGGTGTGAGCCGCCGACTTCGGCCTCACCCGTCCAGACGTGCGTGACGTCCATCGAGCCGTAGTACTTCCCTCGCGCCTCCGACGCCGGGTCCCTCGCCTCTCCTCCGAGAACCTCGTCCGTCGTCCAGACACGATCCTCCCGCCGCACCTGGAACTGCAGTGGCATGATTCCTTCCTGCAGCGCGAAGACTGCATCCTCCACGCTGATCCGTCCATCCGGCTGAGTCGCAACCCAAGCGTTCCAGAAAGCCTTCTCCGTCGCTGGGATGTCCCGCTGCTTCATCGTCAGCTCGAACGTGGCCTTCTTCACCGAGGAGACAGGGCCGAGCCGCTCAAGCACCTTCGACGTGTAGTCCTCGTCCCAGTTCAGCGAATCATTCTCCATCTTCGTGATGAAGGCTTCCGCTTCGGCGAACTGCCCTGCCGCGACCAGCGCCTGCAGCTTCGCAAATTTCTCCACCTGCCACTTCGACGGGGATTCGATTTCGGAGTAGACGAGAGTCAGCCGCTCAATCAGCCAAGCCTTGTGCTCCTTCGCCGTCTCGACAATGGCAGGCGCGATCTGCTCTTCCTCCGCCACGCGGACGAGAGTTTCCTCTCCGGTCTCCTCGACGAAGGGGGCTGGTTCCTCAGCGGGAGGCGCTTCCATCCAGGACTTCTTCGGAGGAGGTGAGGGAGCCTCAACCGCTCCTTTCTTCACCTTCTTCAGTTTCTCCGCTGGAGCCTCAGCCGATGCCTCCGCCCGCGTCGCTGGAGTCTCTCCCGCCCCTTTAATCGAATACCCTCTCGCGTCAAAGCCGAGCTTCTCATCCGGCTTCCTTCCCCGGATATCCGCCGTCGTCTTGAAGTGTCCGAGCGTTCCCTTCTGCTGCAGCTTTGCCCGAAGGGTCAGTCCGTCAATCCACTCCTTGAAGGTCGTCTGAGGTGCGATCATCGCCTTTCCGTCAGCTCCCTTCTTCGTCTTCAAGTCGCGGAAGAGGGCCTTCAGCTTCGCCATTGTGTTCGCGAAGTACTCGCCGAACTTCGAGCGGAGAACGGCCCCGGAGGTGTAGGCGTGACGGGAGTACTGCTCGGCCATGAACTCGTCGAACGAGGCCTGAACCCCGAGCCATTTCGTATCCTCAGGCGTGAAGTCCTTTGCCCGCTTCCCGATCAGCAGCTCCGACGCGAGCAACCCGTCCCGAGGCAGATTCATCTTCTGAATCCGCTCGTCCATCCAGGCGTAGAGGCTGCGACTCGAATTCCGCTCCGCGTCGACAGAGCTGGTCACTTTCCGCGCGCCAGCCCAGGTCTCCATGTACTCCTCAGCCGTCATGGTTGTGAGGAGTCGTTCGCGCTCGGTCTGCCAGGTCTGGAGGAGAGCGGCCTCTTGCGGGGCGGTTTGGGCAAGGGCTTGCAGCTGAGAAGGCGAGACCCCTCCCGAGCGGATAGCGGCCATCATCTGCTGGGCTGGGACCGCTCCGCCAAGTTGCTCCTGCAGCCCTTGCGCAAAGCCCTCATACACCAGCATGTGCCCGAACTCGTGAGTCAGTGCAGTGATCAACGCCGTCGCCGTCCGCGAGTCCCCGCCCTGATATTTGAAGCCGGGTAGCTCCCTCGGCGTGATGACGTGGAAGGTCTGCAGGTTCCCCTGCGCGTCGACGTACTCGCCCGGCATGTGCAGGCCGAAGGCGCGGTCCGCAACCTCTGCCTTGAACTGCTCCAGGTTGAGAATGATCCTCGCCTGCGGTGCGTACTTCTTCATCCAGGCTTTCATGTCCTGCATCAGCAAGCCGTAAGGCTCGCCGGGAAAGACGTCGGCTTGATCGTCATCCCGAATGACTGCGATCGTACCCGGCTGCAGCTCTCCCGCCTGCTCCAGCGTCAGTCCCTCAACCCGTGGGTCCGTGCTGTACAGGATCGGTTTCTGTGCAGTCGGGATGTCAGACGGCTCGTACATCGCCCGGCGATAGGCGCGATTCGCCTGGACAATCTCGGAGACCTGCCCCTCGTCGGGAGCGGCCTCGTTCTCCGGATGCGTCATGGAGTTGAGAGAGGCGAAAAATGGGGAGGCCTCGGCAACGACTGGGATTCCTGCAGTTGCAGCTCGCTGGGCTGCCCGCCTCTGCGCGAGCTCTTCCTTCGCCACTGCTTCCGGTGCGAGG